CCTGTAGAACCTGCACCACCTGCATTTAATATAGTTGGAGCAAGTGGTACAAATCAATTAGCAGATGTTATAGGGGGTCAAACTCAAGCACCTGTACAAGCCTTTGTTGTAGCTAGTGAAGTTACATCAGCACAAGCATTAGAAAGAAACACTATTGAGGGTGCAACGATAGGATAAATACAAATTTAAATTTTTAATACGTTATATAATTATGAAAATAATAGAACTAATTTTAGATGAAGAACAAGAAGAAAGTGGCATAGATGCTATTTCTATTGTTGAAAGTCCAGCTATTGAATCTGATTTTGTTGCTTTAAATTCACAAGAAATTAAATTAGCAGAACTAGATAAAGAAAAAAAAATATTATTAGGTGCTTTATTGATACCTAATAAACCAATTTACAGAAATGGAAACGAAGGGGATTATTATATATTCTTTTCAAAAGATACTATAATGAAAGCATCTCAGATGTATTTAAAAAATGGTTATCAAAATAATTCAACACTAGAACACAAAGAAGCGTTGAATGGATTAACACTTGTTGAAAGTTGGATAGTAGAAGACAAAGTACACGACAAGTCAAGAAAATATGGACTAGATGTTCCTGTAGGTACTTGGATGGGAGCAGTAAAAGTAAATAATGAAGATATTTGGCAAGAATACGTTAAAACTAATAAAGTTAAGGGTTTTTCTATTGAGGGTTACTTTGCAGATAAAATGGAAAGACCTAAAGAATCAATCAAAGAAGATATGTCAGAGGATGATAAACTACTTAATGAAATAAAAAACATACTGACAAATGAAACGGAATAATAATAGACCATATATACCTAGTAGAACAAGTCCTAAGGGAAGTTCTAGAGCGTGTTTATGTTGGGATACTAATAAATATTCTATTGATTGTTGTGATGGCTCAATACACGCACAAGGCATCGGAGTAATCACAAGAATAACTTGAAAATGCAAAATTAAATCAAATAATCGTTATATAAATAATATGAAATCAACTGAAATGTTAAACCAAATTAAAACACTTCTAAACATCGAGGTAAAACTTGAGGAAATGAAGTTAGAAAATGGCACTATCGTAAGTGCTGAATCATTTGAAAAAGGTAAAGAAATTTTTATCGTAACAGATGATGAAAAAGTAGCAATGCCTGTTGGCGAATATATACTAGAAGATTCAAGGCTAGTAGTTGTAGAAGAAGAAGGAATTATCGGAGATGTTAGAGAAGTATCTGATGAAGTTCCACAGAAAGAAGGAGAAGATGGAGAAGAAATCACTTCAGATTTAAAAGAAGATGACTATGAAGAAGATAAAAAAGATGAAGAAAAAATGGCTGATGTTGGAGATTGGGAAGGAATGGAAAAAAGAATCCAAAACCTAGAAGATGCTATCGCTGATTTAAAATCAGATAAAGAAAGTAAAATGGAAGAAGAAGAAATGAGTTCTGATTCACAACCATTAAAATCAAGAACAGTAAAAGAAGAATTTTCTGAAGAAGTAAAAAAAGAAGAATTATCTGAAGCTGCTGTTAAGCCAATAAAACATAATCCAGAATCAGTTAGTAAAACAAAAAAGGTTGAATTTGCAAAAGGTAAGTTTAACACGACACTAGATAGAGTATTAAATAAATTAAATAAATAATAAAAAAAATGAGTAATCTAAAAAATGTAAATTTAGCAACTGCTGTAAATATCACTACTACCTACGCAGGTGAGTTCGCAGGAGAATATATTGCTGCAGCACTTCTTTCAGCATCTACAATTGATGATGGAGGATTAACAGTAAAAGCAAATATTGCTTACAAAGAAGTAATTAAAAAATTAGCAACAGCAGCTTTAGTTAGTCCTGCTAGTTGTGATTTCACACCTAATTCATCTGTTACACTTACAGAAAGAATTATCCAACCAGTTGAGTTACAAGTAAACTTAGAATTATGTAAGTATGACTTCGTAAACGATTGGGAAGCACAACAAATGGGGTATGGATTAAATCAATCTTTACCACCAAAATTCTCTGACTTTATGATTGCTCACGTAGCAGCAGAAGTAGCACAAAATACAGAATTATGTATTTGGCAAGGAGACACTGCAGCAGGAGCAAACAATTCATTTGATGGGTTTGAAAAATTAATTGCAGCAGCAGCAGGAGCAGGAGATATTCCAGCAGGACAACAAATTGCAAAAGCAGCAATAACAGCAGCAAACGTAATTGATGAATTATCTAAAGTTGTAGATGCTATACCATCTTCACTATACGGAAAAGAAGATTTATTCATTTACATCCCTTCTGCAATAGCTAAGGCTTATGTTCAAGCATTAGGAGGATTTGCAGCTAACGGATTAGGAGCAAATGGTGTAAACGCACAAGGTACACAATGGTGGAACAATGGTTCACTAAGTGTAAATGGTGTTAAAATCTTTGTTTGTCCAGGAATGAGTAGTGATGTAATGTATGCAGCACAAAGAAGTAACTTATACTTTGGAACAGGAATCTTAAATGACACTAACGTAGTGAAAGTTTTAGATATGGCTGACTTAGATGCTTCAAACAATGTTAGAATGGTAATGAGATTTACTTCTGCAGTACAATTTGGTATTGCTTCTGACATCGTAGAATACGCATAATAATAAATTAACCAATAAATTGGGTAGGTAGTATTATCTACTTACCCTTTTTTTTTAAATAAATATAATAATATGGCTTGTACACTAAACACAGGTAGAAAATTACCTTGTAAAAGTGCCTTTGGGGGAATAAAAACTGTTTACTTTGCTGACTTTGGAACTATTGCATCAATTGCAGTAGATTCAACAACAAAAGAAGCAACAATCACAAATGGTTCGCCTGCTCCAACTTGGTACGAATACGATGTAAAAGGTAATTCATCTTTAGAAACAACTGTAACAAGTTCTAGAGAAAATGGTACTACTTTTTACACTCAAACTTTAAACTTAACATTAACTTATTTAGATGCTAAAACTCAAGCAGAACTACAAGTTCTTGCAGTAGCTAGACCTTACGTTGTAGTAGAAGATTACTATGGTAACAATTTCCTATGTGGATTTGAAAATGGTATGGATTGCACAGGTGGTACAGTAGTAACAGGTGCTGCAGCAGGAGATTTAAGTGGTTTCACATTAACATTTGAAGGAATGGAAGAAACTGCACCTTATTTCTTAGATAACGCAGTAACACCTTCAACTGAACAAATACCAGTAAACTAATATTTAATAATAGTTTTTTTAATTGAAAATCAAGCACTCTTAATAGGGTGCTTTTTTTTTGCTCAAATGATTGTACAAATTCCTTATATTATTACGTTATATAAGTAATGATTATATTAACTACATCAGCAACTGCCCAAGCATTATCCGTAATCCCTAGAGAATACACCGATGCTTTTAGTGTATCTATCACAGATGATAGCACTAACGTAACAAAATACTATGATATAACATCAGCAGTAACTTCAGGCAATTATTTAAACTTTAATTTAACATTTAATCCTATCTTAGTAGAAAATCATTTTTATGATTTAAGATTATACATAGATTACAATTATTGGAATACAAATTATAGTTTTTGGAATTTATATGACCAAATATGGAACTTAGATTCTGAACAAATAGATGACATCTATAAAGATAGAATATTCTGTACAGACCAAGATGTAGACCAATTAAATAAAAACGACCATTATGAATTAAATAAAGGTCAATACCTGACTTATGATGGGTATGATAATACATATTTAGTAATATGAAAAATAGAAAAAGAAATACATTAGGGCAATTTGTAAAAAATTCTAAGGTATCAGAGTTTGGCTTTGTTAATTTAAGCACATATACAAGTCCTGAAATCCAAGAAGTTCAAGGTAAAGAATGGGTTCAGTATGGTGCTGATAATAATTACTTTCAGTTTTTAATTGATAGATATAATGGAAGTCCAACTAATAATGCTGCTATAAATGGTATTAGTCAGCAAATTTATGGTAAAGGTTTAAACGCAACAGATGGTAATAGAAAGCCAAATGAGTATGCTCAAATGATTTCTTTATTCAAAAAAGAATGTGTTAGAAAATTATGCTATGATTTAAAATTAATGGGTCAATGTGCTATACAAGTAATATATACTAAAGATAGAAAACGTATTGCTCAGGTAGAGCATATGCCTATTGAAACTTTAAGAGCAGAAAAATGTAATGAAGATGGAGAAATACCTGCATATTTTTATTTTAAAGATTGGGCGAACATTAAAAGAAGTGATGAACCTTTAAGAATACCTGCTTTTGGTATGTCTAATGAAAGTATTGAAATATTATATGTAAAACCATACAAATCAGGTTTTTATTACTACTCTCCTGTGGATTATCAAGGTGGGTTACAATATTGTGAACTTGAAGAAGAAATTAGCAATTATCATTTAAATAATATAATGAATGGTCTTGCTCCGAGTATGTTAATCAATTTCAATAACGGAACGCCAAATCAAGAAGAACGTAAATTAATTGAAAATAAGATAGCACAAAAGTTTTCAGGCACAAGTAACGCAGGTAAATTTATTCTAGCGTTTAATGACAATAAAGAAAGTCAAGCTGAGATAACGCCTGTTCAATTATCTGATGCACATAATCAGTATCAATTTTTATCTGATGAATCTGCTAAAAAAATAATGGTTGCCCATAGAATTGTATCTCCTATGTTATTAGGAATAAAAGATTCTAGTGGATTAGGAAATAATGCAGATGAAATAAAGACTGCATCATTACTTATGGATAATACTGTTATCAGACCTTTTCAAGAACTTTTAATTGATTCCTTTGATAAAATACTTGCATACAACGATATATCCTTAAACCTCTACTTTACGACTTTACAACCATTAGAGTTTACTGAAGTTGATAGTTCAATACAAGACAAAGAAACTATTGAAGAAGAAACAGGAGTTGAAATGCAAAAATTTAGTCTTAAAAAAATAGATGGTCAAGATGTTTATAAAACTAAAGAAGAAGCTATAAAAGTAGCTGAAGAAAAAGGTTGCGAAGGTTATCACGAACACGAAGAAGATGGCGAGATTTGGTATATGCCTTGTAAAACACACGCAGAAGTACCTAAATTATCAGATGAGCAAGGTAACTTAATGCTAGAACATTTAAAAGGCGAAACAGTAAATGATGAGTGGATTATTACAGATGTTAGGGATGTTGATGAAGATAACCTCGCTAATGATGAATGGGTTGCTGCTAGTATAGTAAACAAAGAAACTACATTAAGTAAAATAAAAAAATTAGTTGGATTAGCTGATGAAATAAAATCAAAAAATAAAGGTAGTTCTTATAGCGACTTAGATTCTAAAAACTATAAAATAAGATATCAATATTATAAAAAATCTAATGCAAAATCTATACAAAAAGATGCAGATGGTAAAAGAAAAAGCACTTACGAAACAAGAAAGTTTTGTGAAAATATGATGGCATTATCAAGACAGGGTGTAGTTTATACTATTGAAGATATTGACAAAGCAAGTAGAGCAGGTGTTAATGGTGGTTTTAGTCCAGAAGGTAAAAGCACTTATGATTTATTCAAATACAAAGGTGGTTGCTACTGCAGACACGCTTGGAAGCAAATTTTATATAGAAGAAAAAAAGGTGCGCAAGTGAGTGAAAACTTAAAAAACTATAGAAGAACAGGCGATATACCATCTACATACAAACGAAATCCTTGGGGAAGTAAAGATGCAAAAAAAGCAACATTTGATTTACCGAATCACGGCTCATTAAAATACACTTACTAATGGCAACACAATTATTCATAAATAGAACTGACTTAGTTAGAAACTCAATACTTGATGGGAATATAGATACATCAAAATTTATTCAGTTCATAAAGATAGCACAAGAGATTCACGTACAGAACTATATGGGCACAAAGTTGTATGATGGTTTATCTGCAGCAATACCTAATATTGACCAACCTGCTAATGCTAGATGGAAAACTTTATTAGATGACTATATAGCACCGATGCTAATATGGTTTGCTCAAGTTGATTATTTACCATTTGCAGCATACCAAGTTCGTAATGGTGGTGTATTTAAACATAGGTCAGAAAATTCTGATACAGTTAGTAAAGAAGAAGTTGATTATCTAGTAGAAAAGGCTAGAACTAATGCTGAGTGGTATTCTAGAAGATTTATTGACTTTATGTCTTTTAATGAAATAACATACCCTGAATACACAAACAACACGAATGATGATATATACCCAAGTTATGATGCT